AGCCAATACTCGGTTGCTCTAGCTTTAGTGGCTTTATTAGGAATACCAACAAACTCATTACGATCTATTCTATCTAACGTGTAATCAGTGACTGTTCCACTGACCGTTCTTTGAATATACGCATCCAGGATGTCTATATCATAGCTATTAAGAGTGTATTCACTAGTTCCTTCAGTAAGGGTAAGTTCTACTTTAGAAACTTCCCACATTTGAATACCTCTGTTTGACCAATCAGCAAACATGATATTTAAAGAACGACGCGCAGTAACAGCATCATAAGACGTACGAGCTTCTAAACCAGCAAGCTCGTACGCTTCCTCTATTGCTGTCGCGACATCTAAACTAAATGCGCGAGTTCCTGACGTTGCCATGGATTACGATCCTGGAGCTTCATAATACTTTAAAAATTCACACCAAACCGTATACTCATTTCCTGCATCAGAAGTGGATGGTATTACAAAAAGTACATCTCCTGAATACCCTGAAGCTGCCGTATTCTTTAGACCACCAATCTCACTAAAATCAAACGAATTATCGTAAGCTAGTGTAAGAAAAGTAACATCTGTAGTTGCATCCCAATCAAGGGAAGCCGGGGCATCAGGTGCTCCACTACAGGTGTACCAAATTTTGTTTAAAGAAACATGCGCACACGATTCACCATTTAAGGTTGAAGTATTTAAAGCAGAAACATCTACCAATGTGGTGCTACTTGCACTTCCGTCAGAAAGAACAGAACAGTAAACAATAAGCTTCTTTTCGCCATCAAGTTGGTTAGTCGGTCCTGTGACTGTGTTAGCCATAAACTACCTCCTATATATTAACTATCAGCGAATGGAGTAACTATCGTTCCTGAACCTAATATGATCCCTTGAACTGCATATTTAGCAGACGCCATCGCAGTGACTTGTACAATACTACCCACAAGCCCACCTTTAGTAGTTCCATTCATAGTGATAACATCATTTGAACCACCTGATAGAAAAGTTTTACCTGTGGCATCGCTTACACCTATATAAAGCCCACCGACAAACTTATCAGTTCCGTCTGTCAAGATGTCCATATCTGTAGCTGCTGTTTCAACTACAAAAAAGAAAGTGGCTCCTAAGTTATTTGTTTGATTAGGATCGTCGTCTCTTCCAGGAGCAGTAGCTACAATACTTGGTAAAGTAAACTTACCATCTGCATCATTGCAAGTAAGAATTTTCCCTGCATGTGACGCAACGGTTAGTGAAGTATCAGCGGTTAAACTAACTACATTAGCGTTTCCTGCTGAAATAAACCCCGCAAGCGATCGTACAGGACCTGAAAAGGTTGATTTTGCCATATTAAGTCTCCTTAATAACTCTATCGTCTTGGCTTGTCTGCTAGGTCAGTCGATAGATATTAATAACTCCTAGTTTTTTGATTGTATCTTATTCTTGTATTAAAGGAAAGGGAGCCGAAGCTCCCTTTGTGTCTATCAGGAAAAAAAGGAAAGCGATCTAGAGTTAATTAACAGGCATTTTGTTATTAAGTTAAAAAAACAGACCGCCTTCCTTTGTTACTTAGGCGCCGGGTGAACCGAAAATACCACGCCAGTCACTCCATCCAAAACTGTAACGTTCTCTGGCTTTGTATCGAACATTTCCAGTTTCAAAGTCACCTTCCATGCTAGTAGATACAGGCGTTCTAACGAAGTGTTTAAGTCCGTTAGGTACGTCAGTTTTGATAAAGAAAGCATCAGTATCTGTCAGATAATGATTAACAACATAGCCTTCTGAGACCATTCCCATATTTCTAATTGCGTTAATATCATTGTCAGACGTAGCGACCCTTCCAGGAGTTTCCATGAGCCTATCCGCTGTAAACTGCAAAGCAGGTGGAATTATTAATTTCTTTGCTTGTGCATTAACCTTCAAATTTCGCTCATCTTTAAAGGCAGCAATATCAATTAATGCCTGTTCAAGAGAAGTTTCATTTAGGTCAGCTGCGGTAGAAAGCTCATTCTTCAGATCCACGTTAGCAACAGTCGGATGGTCTGTAGCACAAAGCTCTTTTCCATCACCACCAACATATGAAGAACTAAACGCATTGTTCAATACGTTAGCTGCTTTCACTTGTTTAGTTTGCTGCATTGATCGCGCTAGTGCTCTTGTGTAACGAGAAGAAAGCGTATCGTAGAGATTATCCTCAATCGCTTCTTCTGTCAACGCAAACGCAAGTGCAATCGTTTCGTGTGTAAAGCGTGCCGTCCAAGACTCCTGAGCTGTGTCATAAACGACAGCTGCTCCCTCACCTTTTGTTGGCGCCTCACCAAAGCCAGTCAACATCACTTCCTCTTCGAAAGCACGTTCAGAACTTTCGGTGTCAAAGATGTCTTCGTGCTCGTTATTGTACCTCTCATACTCTAATCCAAAGAGAGCATGGAGTCCAGGGACTAGTTCTTTAACTAGTTGGGCTCTATTAATCGCCATTATTTATGCTCCTTAAATTAGACTGCAAAGGTGTTAGTTGGGAATGTGAAGAGTCCTCTCGCATAAGCACCTATTGAATTGCTTGGTTGCGAGGCGAATCCTACACATAACGCTACACCACTTGAAGTAGTCGCTGTTGCCCCTTCCTTCGATCTACCGTTAGTTGTACTACCGGCAGTCGTTGAAAGAGTATATTTAGAACCGATAAAACTTACGGCAGGGGTTCCTGCTGTAAATTGAGCCTCGTAAACGATCCCAGGATCATTGTAAACGAGAGCTTCTGCATCGGCGCTCCCTTGTGTTGCGGTATCAGCAGTCCAAACTTTCGAGAAAGTTGGGGTGCCATCACTCGCAGTATAATATACTCCATAAAACACACCTATAGGAGTGCCAGTCGCCGTGCCTTGAATGACATAACCACTAGATAGATTAACGACATCACCTGAAAAGATTGATGCGTTAGTTGCACTTGCGATTCTCATTTTAGCAGGACGAATAACACCACCGTACATGTGATATGCAGGAGTAAAACCATCAGGTTTATTTGTATTAGCCATTAGTGTTTCCTCTTACTTAATACACGTTATTCTTAATTCCCTTTGCCGGTAGGTTTACTACCGAAAGCAACTTTAGAAGTCCTTTGGATATCACTATCTTTTATAGGCATTCTAGCGTCGCTCTCTCGCATATAGTTATGGTCTACACCGTTCATAGCTGATTTTGCTTCAGCTTCAAAATACTCTTTTCGTTCTTGTGCGGTTTCAACGGGTACTTTAGCGAGAATTAAGCCTCCAACCCCAATTACTCCTTCAAGGTTTCCACTATCTACTGTCGGAGCTTCAAAATCAGGATAATCTTCTGCTCTCACAGGTTCATATCCTTCCCTAATACGTTTAGACATATTAGATTTATCATTCTCTCCTCTAGTAGCTTCACGGATCCACCTGAATTGATATCCAGGAGGAGCCTCTGGCGCATCTAACATTGAAGGGGGCTTCCAAGGCGTTCTGCGAGTTTGAGAGTCTCGTGTCTCTGCAGATCGTGAGTGACGATCAGTACCGACATCCTTTGTTCTATCATTGTCAGTCATTTTATACTCCTTCCATATGCTTAGCATATTCTTCAAGTGGCACGTCTAATCGTTTAGCTATCGCTACCTGACTAGGTGTCAATTTTATTTTGCGTACTCCTTTTTTACCTCCAGCACCTCTGCTGGAGGCAGCAACCTGTTGTACGGGGGCAGATTGCTCTTGAGAAAACTTGTGTGGAAAATTATCTTTCATTCTTTTATCCACTTCGACATAATAAGTATCTGAGGTCGGGTCTACCCCATTTTCAACTAATTCTTTATGTATACCAAATGCTGCAAACGTCATTGCTTGGTCCGTTCCGAACCATACATTATTTTTAGCCCATTCCTCTGCTTTAGGATCGGTCTGTCTGCTTTGATATTGTAAATTAGGTTGCTCCTGTACAGGAACTTCTTTTGAAGTGTCCCTTTCTCTAATTTGTTGCTGAGCCGTTAGTCTTCTAAGGTTTTCTGCTTCAGCACTTACCCTAGAAAGTTTTTCAGTCGCATCAGCAATTGCTCCTCCATCACCAGAGTTTTGAGCATCTTTTAAAAGTGTCTTTGCTCTTTCGATTTCAGATTGTACTCTGTTATCGTACTCTTTGAAAAGAGAAGAATCTGAATTTTTTAATTTCTCTTTTAACTGAGTTGCTGTGTTATTAACGTTTTTAGCATAATTAACTGCTTCATCCCGCTGTCGTTCTGCTTCACGCATTTTGTAAGTAAGCTTATCAATACGTTTTTGTACGGAAGCACTTACATCATCTAGCTCATCCTTCTCAGGCTCTTTTTCTTCTTGTGCTACTACGGGTTGGTCTTTTATTGAGTCATCTACATCTGCTTCATGTATATCGACCTCCCCTTCTGGGAGCTCTAGTTCTAGCTCTATATTTTCTGCGTTATTGTCTTGCATGAGTTTTCCTCAAGAGTATTATGATAAAATTGCTTCGGGATCTTCTATGGTAGCTAAAATCTCATCATCATTTAAAAGACGCATATCGCCACCTTCTATCTGAAAACGAGCTCCAGCATATCTACCAAAAATCACCCAATCACCTTCTTTACACCACGGTCCTTCAGGAAACTTATTTGGGTCACCGTAGGCATTTGGACCCAAACCAACAACATAGCCAACAACAGTTGCAAGTCTTTCTTTATCAATCGTTGCTTTAGCTAAGTGTATGCCTCCTTTAGTTACCGCAGACTGTGAAAAAGGTAATATTAAAATACGATACCCCGTTGGACGTGGTAACGATTCTGCATGAGACTCTAAATTATCAGGGGTAATAACGTCTTCTGATTGTTCCACAGGAACAGCGTCACTACTACCGAAATTCATGACTCGGTCTGGAATAGTTTTTGCGACATCACTAGTCATTTGCATTCTCCATATTAGAATGTAAAGTTTGAATTTCTAATTCAGCAAAATTCAAACCTGCTATTTCACCAACTATCCTTTGGTATTGTTCAAAATTTTCAATACTTCCGGAAGCTAATGTTTGCGTAAGAGCTTCTTTTCTCTCACGATATTTACGGAGCAAATGCTCCGCTGCTAAGATATAATCCATCTATTTAATGTAGTTATACCAAAGAAGTCCTTTAGTTTGTCCGTAAGCTGCTTTCACTTTAGCTTCTTGACCAACTACGTTACCTTTTTCATCCGTATTCACTTCACCTGCAGTAACAGACTGTGTTCTAGTGTTATCAACCATTGCTGGTTCACTAGGCTCAGGTCTGTTCACCTTTTTAGAGGGTGACGGATATTTTTTCATACCATCGAAATAATCACGCATCAGTTATCTCCGTTTTGTTTTCGAGTATCTCGAACTGTCTTAACTAATTCAGTATAGGCTTTGTCTGCATCTACTTTAGTTTTTTGCTCTAGTTCTTGTAAGTCAATAGCTGCTCTGGTGTCTTCTTTTCTAGCATCCGCTTCAATTTTTTCTCGCTTAATCGTCGCGTCTAGTTCAGCTTTAACCATTTCAACTTCTTTATCCCGCAAATCTTCTTGCTCTTTCTGCATCAACTGTTCTTTTTCAAGTTGTAGTTGCTTCTCGAACATTTCACGTTGTGGGTCTTGTTGTGCCATCGCCTGAGCTTTTGCCATTGCCTGAGCCTGACCCGTAACTTGTTGTGTTGCTTGTGCTGCCATCATAGCGATTTGATTCATAACCTCTGGAGGCATTTGTCCATCTTCCATAGCTGGAAGCTGTTGTCCCATCGCCTGCTCTATCTGTTGTCGATACAACATCGACTCATGCTCTTGAATATTTGCGCCTATAGATTGCATAGCAATAGGGTTTTTCTGTACCATTGGGTTCTGCATAAAAGCACCATGGGCTGTAATATATGCTTCATGGTTTTGAAACGGATAAGCCTTTATTGG